CGTAAGCTACAAGAAGCAGTAGATCCTTATGCCCTCTCTAGTTTCGCAAATGATTTTGAGATTGATTCCGATCCCTACGTAGAATACAGTCAATCTGAGTACAACACAATCTTTAATCTGTAGATTACAATATTAGAAACAGGGAAAATGAGCATGAATAGCCAAACGCTAAACGAAGAATATGATATGCCTTTGCACTTGCAGCTAGCCATGAGAAAGGCTGAGCTGGACTCTCAGGAGATGACTTGGGATCAGCTACAAGTTGCTTTGCTCTGTTTGTTTCATAAACGATTGATCGAAACTCAGGCTATCAAAGACATGTTGGCAGGCGAAAATATTGATATCGAATTTGATATCCCCACCGATTTTGAACTCACGCAACTAGCAATGACTATGTTCCGTGATGAGGACGATGAGGATGAAAGCAATTACCAACCTTTCTAGGCTTACTTCTTTTTCTTTCCAACCATTGCACGAAGCCTAGCCATCTTATCCTTCATGGATTCTTTGGGGCCACTAGCTTTCTTGTCGTCTCCAGCAGCTCCTTTCTTTAAGCCACGGACTTCAGCACGAAGTCTTTTGTTTTCTTCGCGTAATTTAGATTCTCCTGTCTTTTTTCCTGCAGGAGCTTTGGCCATAGGACGTTTCTTAGCCGGACCAGATGAGTCCTTCATTCGTGGTGCCATTGTAGTTAAGCAATTACTTCTTAATATTACGGTTCCCAACCATTTGGTGGAACCACTGCAGGCCCCAAATTAAAAGCACATCTTCTTGCTAAATTACCTAATACTTTTCTTTTGTCCTCCTCACTAAGTACAGGTGTATGAATGATCTCCCACGCTACCTCTGTGCATAACTTCACAGGTAGCGGAGGAGGTGGTTGGTATGGAACTACCAGAAGGGGAATCACCACAAGCCGGGAATTAGCTGGCCTGTTACGGCATATGCACCAATTGCAGCAATTACTCCCAGCATTGCAAGCCTACCGTTAAGGCGTTCTGCTTTTGTGTTGTGTTCTTCGGTCACTTCAATTACCTCCATTGTTGGTTCTTTAGCAAAGACATTTGTTTGTCCGTGCTCATTTGTTGTAACTGTCATGCTAATTAAAAAGGTGGTTTTAGTCTACCTTGATTAATCCTTAGTCAGGCAAACAAACCAATCTTGATAAATACCATTGAGCCTTACGTAATGACTCATTGCCACCTTTATGCTTTTCTCTCCATACATATTTCGCAACATTGCCTTTGATATAACCCCTGTATTCTTCTGGCGTCAGCTGTGCTTCAATTGCTTCGATGCATTCAATTCCACCTGAAGTGTAATGCTCAGGGTGGTTTACATTATCTGTAACAGCTTCTTTATGCTTCTCAAGATAAGTATCCCAGACTGTTTCTTGATAAGTCTTTTCATTAGAGTCTTTTTTTGCCCAGGGAACAGGGCAAATACCATCAGGGCAATCTGAAATCTCTTCTTGACTTAAAGAGCCAGATTCTGCAGGACTGATCCCGATCGGTTTAAACCAGCCTTCAGCTTCCTTTGGTTGGTCGTTGCCACTGCTTGCTCCTCTGGGGAGAGCTGCCCCATATCCACCAAGAGTTGTCGTGGTTGTGGCATGGCGCCCTGCATCATTCCCTCTTCCGCTGATGGAATTGTTCCCGTTACTCGGCATCTCGGTTGTACTCTTGGATCTATAGCTAAGTTAACACGGTCTGACATATCTTGCTGCGTCACAGCCAAACCAGTGTTGTACTGGTCGTACATAGGCACATCATTTGCTTCATTATCTAATGGCTGGCCAACATCATTCATGTCAATCATTCGTTGACGAAGCTCGTCATTCTCTTCCATAAAAGCACTAAGGAAGCCGTCCATTTATCTATTTGCTGGGAGTATACTGTTAATTATAGGTTATATAAGTCAATGGCAATAGGCAGTGGTATTAGCGACTTAAATCCTGAAAAAGCTTATGACGTAGACGTACGTCGTCTCGACGAAACCGAGAGAAGGATCGACCGTGTTTCGGATGCCGGAGGAGATCGCATTCAAAATCGTGTTGGTAAGTTTCTGAAATCAGCACGTTCAGCTGGAAAGTTCCAGACGAAGAGACAAATTGATGGGCCATGGACGAATCGTGAAGGGCAAGTCCCTGCGTTCACTGAAGGAGATCAATTTGGCAGGGCTGGTTCAACGAACTATGCAGATAAACCGCAACCGTCAACCAGTAAGCTCTATTATTGAGCCTTTATATATTCTAGTAGACCAGTGATTCTTGCTGGATCTTCGCTCAACAGTCCCAGAGATGCGTTGCATCCATTACATAACCTCCCCCGTACTTGTAAGGAGTCATGACAATGGTCAATACAAGTAGCAGGATTGTTACAGCCTGGGTTTTGACAGATCTTCACTGCTTTTAAAGCGGCAAGCTGCTCATCTGTTAATTTGTATCTGCTTTTTTTGAGGCTGTTACGTTTGGATGCTATATATTCAGGATTATTTTTATTTTTTTCATGGTAGCGTTTTTGTGCAAGCCGTTGTTTTTCTTTGTATTCAGGATTGTTTTTATTTTCTTTACGGTAGCGTTGATTAGCAAGTCGGGTTTTTTCTTTAACTTCTGGCAATCGATGATATTTGCGCCTGCATTCTTTACACCAGCCTCCGTCTTTTCTTTTTGATGGGGAAAAACAATCTTCCGAAAGAGATTGCTTGCACTTAAAGCACTGAAAATAATTCATACTTTTGACAACACCACTTTATAAGGTTGCTTATTATACTTACCTTTTCGCTCTAAATACGACACTTCGCAAGGCTCACCTTGGTAGAACAAGAGCTGACAAATACCTTCATTAGCGTAGATCTTGTTAAACAAGCTGGTACAATTACTGATCTCTAGTGTTAAATGCCCTTCCCAGCCTGCCTCTGCCGGAGTAATGTTGACGAGGATACCGCTTCTGGCGTACGTGCTCTTGCCAACCGCAACAACTGTAACGTCCCTGGGAAGGCAAAGACGTTCCATCGCGACGCCGAGGCAATAACCATATGGCGGAATGATGAAATACTTTCCTTTCTCATCTTCGTGTAATTCGGTCTCTTTTAAGATTTCAGGATCAAAATTCTTAGCGTCGCAAACGCCGTGTTGCACACCGCCAAAAAGAAGGCACTGACTAGGAGACAGCCGAATATCGTACCCATAGCTCGATAGACCATAACTTAAGATTGGTGTGTTGTTTTCCTCACTTATTAGTTTATCTTGGAAAGGCGCAATCATACCCTTTTCCGCAAACCCTTTGATCTGCTGATCGCTTAGAACTGACATGCTTGCCGCTTGAGTGCTCCAACTCTACAGCAAGATCCTTCCTTTTTCACCGTAGATATCGCAGAAATCTTCAGTAGCTTTCTCAATATTATCTTTAGGTTGTAGATAAATAACTGCACTAGCTCCTGTAGTACGTGAGTCAGTTTCTTCTTCACCAAAGTAATGTCTTGTAAGCTTGGGACGAGACTTCAAAAGACACACAGGATGATCAAAGATATCTTGCGAATACATCACGAGATCAATGTAATTTGTAAAATAAATAGCTTGTTCGACATTACCTTTAAGCCACTGTTGCTTTAAGGTCTTCCACCAGATAGCTGAACCTGATGTCAGGGTAGGAGACAAGCCCCTAGTTGGAATCCACCGTGCTTCACGTTTGTTGTAGTAAAGACAAGCCGGTGGATGAAAGCAATAAACTTTACCAAACCACTGCGCTTCATTAATGGGATCATCCTTAGCAGTAAAAAACTTATCTGCTCCTACGTAACCATTAGCAAACTCTGAACTAGCAGGATCCAGATCGATGTTACCCATAAGAAGATGAGCACTGTCAATAAGGTCTCTATTGGAGATCCACTCATAACCTTCTACGCGACGGTTATCTCCTCTACGTACGGTCATTCTGATACCTGGTTATAGTCGATTGCAAAGTAGCGCATCCCTTGATGATCGTTGATAATGTATCCTGCGCCAGCTGTAGGGTCGATTTTTTGAGCTGCTTCAAGGATGCTTTTAAACGTTTCTTTGAGTTCGCCATCTGAGTTTTCCTCTGCATTGTGGAGTTCTTTCAAGGTTAGCCAGAACATTGACCTTTCGCTATTATTTGGTTGAAAGCACATAACTCCTGGGCCTTCAGTCTCCCAGAATTTAATGGACTGTTCGCCCATGTCACCTAGTAACAGCTTGATAGTTGCATCTGCATACTTAGCACTGGCAGGATCCATGTCTTTGCCAATGACCGATTCTAGTAACTCTTCGCGTCTACTCATGGCTCAATAGTTTCTGGCGGTTTAAAACAGTAATCATCTTAGGTAATGGTTCATAAATA